TGCGAAGTCTCTCCCTAGCGATTTTCCATTCCCCAAAGGGGGTGCAGAGATGCCTGCCAAGCAGACCCCCCTGCGCTCTGTGAAGCCCGGCGAGCATCCTGAGACCCAGTCTCCCCCGAAGAAGCCCCTGACTATCTCCGAGGCGGCCGAGGCTGGTGACCGCCTGGCCGAGCTGCAGGCGATGCGCCGGCGCCTCGCGACCGCGCTCGACGACCCGATGTGCCCACCGCGGGACATGGCGGCCCTCTCGCGTAGGCAGCTGGAGATCGGCCGCGAGATCGACGCCATGAAGGCGGCAGCAGAGCGGGAGGCCGACGTTGATCACCGCGCCACCGAAGCCGAAGCCTGGGACGAAGCGGCTATCTGAGGCCGCTCGCCACCTGGTGGCGCCGACGGGGATCGTCAAGACCTACTGGAACGCAGTCCGCGACCAGTGCCTCGACCTCGGTCTGGGCTTCGACCGTTGGCAGGACGGCGCGGGCCGGCTGATCCTGGCCCAGCGCGTCTCAGGGAAGTTCGCCGCTGGCATCGGTGGCGTGCACCTGTCCTGGCCCCGGCAGGTCGGAAAGACGTACCTCATCGGCGCCATCGTCATCGCCCTGTGCCTGTTGCGCCCGGGGATGCTGGCGCTGTGGACGGCCCACCACGGCAAGACGATCAACGAGACGTTCCGTGCCATGCAGTCGATGGTGAAGCGGGCGAAGATCTTCCCTCACGTCTTCAAGATCACGACCGGGAACGGCGACGAGGGTATTGAGTTCCGCAACGGCAGCCGCATCCTCTTCGGCGCCCGCGAGCACGGCTTCGGCCTGGGCATGACCAAGGTCTCGCTGCTCATCTTCGACGAGGCGCAGCGGCTCAAGCGCCGCACGGTCATGGACATGGTTCCGACGACGAACGCCGGCGAGAACCCCCTGGTCTTCTACATGGGTACCCCGCCGCGCCGGGACGACGACGGCGGATGGGGCGAACTGTTCACCGAGCGCCGCACGAAGGCGCTGGCGATCGAGGCATCCCGCTCCCAAGGCGGAGACCCGAAGTGCAACATGCTCTACATCGAACTCAGCGCCGACCGGGACACCCTGCGTGACCAGATCGACTGGGAGCAGATCGCCCGCGCCAACCCCTCCTACCCGCACCGTGTCGACGCCGAGGCGATCGAGCGGATGTGGGAGCAGCTGGGGCCAGACGGGTTCTTCTCGGAGGGCTACGGCATCTGGGACGAGCTCGAGCAACTTGCCTCGGCGATCGACCCGTTCGCATGGCGAGACCTCACCGTGCCGGTCCCGCCGACGACGGAGGGAACGCGCTCCTACGCCGTCGTCTTCCACCGCGACGGCACCTCGGTGTCCCTCTCCGCGGCGCTCAAGCACCGGCACGGCGTGCACGTGGAGACGATCGCTCGCCGCCCGCTGACGGAGGGCACGTACTGGCTGGTGGAGTTCTTCACCGAGGAGCGCGACGGCCGACCGCGGCACGAGAACGCCGTGCAGATCGTGGTGTTCGGCAAGGCGGGCTCCACCGCCCTGGCGAGCGACCTAAGACAGGCCGGCGTGGCGGCGAAGTGCCTGATCATCGGCACCCAGGACAACGCGATCACGTCGGCGACCATGCTCCGCGAGTCCGTGAACCGCGGCGAGGTCACCCACCTGACCGACCCCGAGGTGCTCGACGCCTCCGTAGCGGGCTCCCGTGAGCACAAGAGCGGGCAGTCCGGCGGCTGGGTGTTCGTGCCGAAGACCGACGAGGACGACTCCACCCCTGTGGAGTCGGTGGCCATGGCCCTGTGGGTCGCGAAGACCAGCAAGCGGCGACCCGGCCGCAAGACGCGAGGGGCGGTGATGGCGTGACCGATGTAGAGCCTTCCGCCGTTGTCCCGCAGCAGCTCGGCGACGCTGACCGCGACGCGATGACCGAGCTCTGGAAGCAGCTTGCGGCCAAGCAGCGTCGCAACATCCTGCGCCGGAAGTACTACGACGCAGTGATCGGCCTGCGAGACCTCGGCATCTCGATCCCGCCGCAGCTGCGCCAGGTCGAGGTTGCTCTCGGGGCGCCCGCGAAGGGCGTGGACTCGATGAGCCGGCGCACCATCCTGGACGGGTTCACGTCCGCCGACGTCGACACCGCAGACATCGGCCTGGACGACGTGTGGACCGAGAACCACATGGAGATCGAGGCACCGAACGCGCACACCTCGGCCCTGATCCGGTCCTGCGCCTTCGGCTTCGTCACCCAGGGCGACGTTGAGGCCGGCGAGCCGGAGGCGCTCATCACGGTCCGCTCGGCGGAGTACGCCACGGGTATGTGGGACCGCCGCCGTCGGGCTCTGCGCTCGGCTCTGTCGGTCACGGAGACTGACGAGTCCGGTACGCCGGCCGAGATGAACATGTACCTGCCTGGCCGAACGATCATCATGCGGGCGCTCAGCGGCGGCCGGTGGGATCTGCGTCAGGTCGAGCACGACATGGGCGTTCCGGTGCGGCTCCTGGCCTACAAGGCGGAGCTGGACCGACCGTTCGGTCGTTCGCGCATCTCCCGGCCGGTCATGTACCTGACCGACGCTATGGTCCGCACAGCGCTGCGCACCGAGGTCTCGGCCGAGTTCTACAACGCCCCCCAGCGGTACGCCCTGGGCGCCGACGAGGAGTCTTTCAAGGCGAAGGACGGCAGCGTCGTCCCGCCCTGGCAGGTGCTCCTGGGCCGGATGCTCACCCTCTCGCGCGACGAGGAGGGCGAGCTTCCGCAGATCGGTCAGTTCGCGCAGCAGACCATGCAGCCGAACCTCGACCAGATGCGTTCCCTCGCGCAGCAGCTGGCCATGGAGCTCTCTCTCCCAGTCGGCTCGCTCGGCATCGTGCAGGACAACCCATCCAGCGCGGAGGCGATCAAGGCCGCTTGGGAGGAACTCGGTACCGATATCGAGCACTGGCAGCGCACGGCCCTCTCCCCGGCGTGGGAGTCGATCGTCCGCATGGCCCTGTCGATCGTGGACGACTCGCCCGTCGCGCAGGCTGCCTACCGCACGATCCGGGCCCGCTGGGGCTCTTGGTCGGCGCCGTCCGAGGTCTCCCGGGCACAGGCTTCCGTCGCCCGAGTGCAGGCGATCCCTCGCCTGGGCGAGACGGACGTCGAACTGGAGCACCAGGGGTTCACTGACGACGAGATCCGGCGCATCAGGGCCCAGTGGGCACGTGAGGGGTCTCGAGCGAACCTCGGTACGCTCCTGGGCTCGGCCGTTGCCCGTGCGCAGGCTGCAACAGTGCCCCCGGCTGCTGATCCTGAGCCCGTCGAGGCCTGATGGCCACCCCGGATCAGGTCGACGAGTTCCGGGCGGCGAACGCCGAGCTGATCGCGCTGGTGGAGGATCGCCTGGATGGGTTCTGGGCCTCAGCAGGCTCAGGTAACCCTGTCTCAGCTCTGAACGCGCTGCTGAACTTCGTGCCGCTGCTCACCCAGCAGTTCGGGGAGATCGCCGCCGAGGTGGCGATGGGCTGGTTCGAGGAGCTGCGGTTCGACGCGATCGACGCAGGCCAGATCGCCGCGGTCGGGCGTGCCACGTCGTTCGAGGTGGTGCGTACGGACCCGCAGATCTTGGAGATCTCGGCAGCAGCGGCCTCTTACTGGCAGCACCGTCTGGCAACGGACGGCCCCGACGTCGTGGTGGCCGGCATCAAGGACGGCGCCACCCGCGCGGTCCGGCAGTCGGGCCGGCAGGCCATCACGACCAACGCCGACCGCGACCGTACGGCGCGCGGCTGGCAGCGCATGACTCGCCAGGGCGCGTGCCGGTTCTGCAGGGCCCTGGCGGCCCGCGGGGGCGTGTACACCAGGTCATCGGTGCGGTTCGCCGCCCATGGCCCGAAGTGCAACTGCGTGGCCGCACCGACATGGAACCAGGACTACCCGGAGATCGAGACCTTCGCGTACGCCGTCTCCGAGACAACGGCAGGCCTGACGGACGAGCAGCGCCGCATCAAGCAGGAGCGGGTCGCCGCCTGGCTGGAGCGCAAGTTCCCCGGCGAGTCTGACCACCCCACCGGTGAGCACACCACCGACGACTGATCTTCCCGCCACCCGGTGGGGTTACCCGAACGGCCAGGGGTAAAGGGCCGGAGCAATGCCGACGGGCTTACGGAAGGAATCACGATGAGCGACACCACACCTGCACCTGCAGCACCCGCGCAGACGCAGACGCAGCCTGGAGAGAACCAGGGCGGAAACAGCGGGAACTACACGCCCCCCGCATCCCAGGCAGACCTGGACCGAATCGTCGCAGATCGGCTGTCGCGCGAGCGCGCGAAGTACGCCGACTACGACGACCTCAAGACCAAGGCGTCCGAGTACGACAAGGTCGCCGAGGCGCAGAAGACGGCTGAGCAGAAGGCCGCCGAAGCCCTCGCCGAGGCGCAGTCCAAGGTCAAGGAGTACGAGACCCGCGAGCAGGTCGCGACGTGGAAGTCCGAGGTCGAGAAGGCCTCCGGTGTTCCCGCTGCCGCCCTGGCCGGCTCGTCGCTGGAGGAGATCCAGGCGCACGCCGAGACCCTCAAGCCGCTCATCGCTCCGCCGGCCGACACGCAGCCCCGCAAGGGCGCGATCGGCCCGTATGTCCCCACTGAGGGCAAGACCCCCGCGGTCCCCCTCAACTCGGATGCGCTCGAAGATGCGCTCCGGGCCAAGCTCGGCATCTCCTAGGAGGAGACCATGGCGATCACCGCCGCAACCCAGCTCAGTGACTTCACTGGGTTCCTGACCCCGGAGCAGTCGGCTCCGATCTTCGACGACGCTGCTCGGCGGTCTGCCGTGCAGGCGCTCTCTCCGCGAATCCCGCTCGGGATCTCCGGCCAGGCCATCCCGCACGTGACCAGCAAGCCCACGGCCAACTGGGTCGGTGAGGCCGGTCAGAAGCCTGCCACCCAGGGTGGTCTCGGCCTGCTCTCGATGGCCCCGAAGAAGCTGGCCGCCATCGCGGTCATGTCTTCGGAGGTCGTCCGGGCGAACCCGGGCAGCTACGCGACCCTTCTGCGCGGGCACCTCGCCGAGGCGTTCTCGACGGCGTTCGACCTGGCCGCCCTGCACAACGTGGGTGGCGACGGTAGCGGCTCGGGGCCGTTCGACAACTACATCGACGAGACGACCAAGTCGGTCGAACTCGGCACGGGGGCAGCGGCAGCCGGTGGCGTGTACGCGGACCTGAACTCGGCGCTGTCCCTCCTGGTCAACGACGGCAAGAAGCTGCGTGGCTGGGCGTTCGACGACGTCGCGGAGCCGATCCTGAACAGTGCCGTGGACCTCAACGGCCGCCCGCTGTTCGTGGACGCCACCTACGAGAACACCTCGCTCGACGCGGGGCGTCTCCTGCGCCGCCAGGCGGTGTACGCCGAGGGTATCGGCACCGACGTGGTGGTCGGCACCCCGAACACGGGTGGCATCGTCGGCTACGCGGGCGACTGGACAAAGACCGCGTGGGGTGCCGTCGGTGGCATCTCCTTCCGCGTCTCGACCGAGGCGACCGTCACCATCAACGGTGAGCTGACCTCCCTGTTCGAGAACAACCTGGTCGCGGTCCTGGCGGAGGCCGAGTACGGCTTCGTCGTGGCCGACACCGAGGCCTTCGTCACCATCACCGAGAACACCGAGGAGTGATCCGGATGGCGAAGAAGCACGTAGTCAAGGAGCGAGTGGCGCTCGTCAGCCCGAAGGGGTCCCGCGTCACGGTGGGTGTCGACCTGGCCGCTCGGCTGCGGACGAAGGGCTACAAGGCTGTCGGCGGGGAGATCACTCCTGCCGACCCGGCCGAGATGCCCATGACAGACGCCGAGAAGGCGCGGACTGGAGAGCAGGAGGCGAACGCCGACACGGGCGCCAAGCCTCCGGCCACCGCGGCCGAGGTGCCGTCTCGCGGCGCCTCGCTGGCAGCGTGGGCCGGTTTCGCGGACACCGTGGGGTTCACCTACCCCGAGGGTGCCACGCGCGACCAGATCCGCGACGCGTACGAGGCCGAGCACCCGGCCGAGTGACACCAGGTGCGCGGCGGCTCACCCCGCCGCGCACCCCACAGCCTGGTGACGGGCGTCAACGGCGGCCCGGAAAGGTCGCAACCCCCTGTAGCACTGCCGAAGGTCGGGTCGGGGCTGTCCATCCGGGTACTTTCCGGCCCTGTCATGACCCTTCCTGCGCCCGTCACCATCCCTTGAGGAGGTCGCCATGGCCCTGACCGTGCCCCCCGCGTTCGCCACGGTGGCCGATCTCACCGTGCGCCTGCAGCGGACCTTCACGCCCGCCCAAGAGGAGCAGGCTGAGGCCCTCCTGGAGGACGCGTCGCAGAAGATCCTCGACGCCGACAAGCACGACGTCCTGGCCGACCTCACCGAGCCCACGAACACGCTCAAGCGGATCGTGTGCGCGATGGTCGGCCGCGCCATGCCCGAGACCACCCCAGGTGGCGGCCCGCCCGTCGTCCAGCAGCAGTGGGGCGCAGGGCCTTGGAACGCGTCGGCTACCTTCGCTACGCCGTCAGGCGACCTGTACCTGACGAAGGCCGAGAAGATCGACCTCGGGTTCCTCCGCCAGCGTGCGGGCGCCGTCGACATGTGGGCCGGCGCCTACGAAGAGACGGTTTGACGTGGCCGCGATCCCGGCGTTCCTGACGCCGCACACGGTCATTGTGCGCCCTCTCACCGGCTCGGGTGGCATGGGCCCGGTCTACGGCTCTCCCGTGGCCGATATCCCCGCCCTGGTCGTCGAGGGTGCGCAGCTGGTCCGCGACGCTGGCGGCTCCGAGGTCGTGTCCCAGGCTTCGGTCTCGGTCCACTTCGACGTCGTGGCCCCGCCCGGCTCGGAGGTCACGGTCTGGGCTGGCACGCCGAAGGAGCGCACGGCCGTGGTCATCACGGCCAGCGGTGGCCCGCACCCGACGCTGCCCTCGTTCCTCACCCTGGCCCTGACGTGAGCAGCATGAGCGCGGCGCGGATGAGCGATCTCGTGCGCCAAGCTGCGGCCGAGGGGCTGACCGAGGCGGCCACGTTCGTGCGGGACGAGACCCGTCCGCGCACCCCGGATGACCCAGCCACTGGCAGCGGTGACCTGTCCGACTCCCTGACGGTGACGCCGGCCACGCCCGGCGGCCTGGAGTCGTCGGTCTACACCGACGCCGAGCATGCGATGTACCAGCACGAGGCGCTGAACATTCGTCACCCCACGGGTGAGGCGAAGTTCCTGGAGAACACCACCCGGGACTCCGTCGGCGAGGTCGAGCGAATCATCACCGCCACAGTTCGACGCCGGCTCGGCTAGTTCTGCTTTGGTCCCCACGCCCGCACGAGGAACGTGACGAGCGAGACGGGCAGCAGCACGGCCAGGGGCAGCAGGACCCACCAGCCGATGTAGTCCCACATCACCCAGTCGCGGAATGCACCCTCGGCGATCGAGAAGGCGAGCACGGCAACCAGCGCCGCACCGGCTACGAGCTGGGTGCGCCGCGACTTCCAGTCGATTCTCATACCCGCATGGTCGCGCCCCGCGCGCGCCTGCGCCAGTGAAACGTGGGGTGAAGCGTGAAGGACTCCGAGATGGTCCAGGCGCTGGCCTCGATCCTAGCCGCCCAGAACATCGGCGTGTGGCGGCCTGCCGGACCCGCCTACACCGCCGCCGAAGTGGGCATCTGGTACGGCCAGATCGGCACCACCCCCGACCGCGGTATCGGCATCGCTCGGTACGGCGGGAGCCCTAACCAGACCTACGACGGTGACCGGGGCCCGCGCCTCGTGCAGTTCCGAGTCCGTGGCGCGGTCGCTGACCCGACCTCGGCCGACGACATCGCCGACGACGTAGACGCCGTTCTCCGGCGCATGGCCCCCACGTCGGGCCTCTCCTCGCGGTGGGCATCCGGCCCGCTGCCCCTTGGCCCGGACGGCAACCGCCGCCTCGAGCTGACCCTCAATTACACGATCACCGTGGAGGACTGACCCATGCCCACTGCTCCCGCCCTTCCTGCCGGCTCCTCGCTCGGCAAGTCCTATGAGTACGGCCTCGACGTAAACCTCGGCACCGTTGCGGTGCCGGTGTTCCAGGTCGTGCGCCGCATCTCGGCGTTCGTCCCGACGCCGACGCCGACCACGCAGGACGTGCAGACGTACGACGACTTCGGCGCCCCGAACTCCGACACGACCGGCTGGGGCTGGTCCTTGGCTCACACCGTCCAGGTGAACCGTTCGACGGCAACGGGTCTGTACCTGCCGGAGATCGAGGCGATCCTGGCGCGCACCAAGCCGACGGCGAAGGGTGAGGCCGCGGTCCTGGAGGTCCGCTGGTACCACAAGCCCGAGGTTGGCACCCCGAACCCGACCGACGCCGGGCAGGGCCTGTGCACCGTCTCGGTGGCTCGCGCCAACTCCGACGCCTCGGGCGCCCCGGAGACCCTGACCGTGACCTACACGGGCAAGGGCCCGTACACCGAGATCGCCAACCCGTTCACCGGGTGGGACGCTGCCGCCCCGACCATCCAGTCAGTCACCCCGTCGGGTGCTGGCGAGGCCGAGCTCGTCACGATCACCGGTTCCGGGTTCACCGGCGCCACCGACGTCACGTTCGGTGCGACGCCGGCCGACGACTTCACCGTCGTGGGCGACGCTTCGATCGTCGCGTCGCTGCCTGCCGGGTCAGCCGGTGCGGCTGACGTCGTGGTGACGAACGCCACGGGCGCGTCCGCCGCGTTCCCGTACACCCGCGTGGTCTGACGTGGGGTCTGTTGACTTCACGTCCTGGGCCACCCCGGACCTGACGCTCACGCTGGGTGAGCGTACCTACACGGTGCGCCCGCCCAGCGTGGAGCAGGCCAAGGTGCTGCTGGCGTGGACGGTGTACCTGGAGATCCGGGCCGGGTGGGTCACGGGCGAGATGCCCGAGGACCTGCAGGCCCTGATCGACGCGACGGCGGACTCCGAGCTGGGTGTCCTGTCGCTTGGGCAGGACGTCCACGACCGTCTCATCGCCGACGGCAACGACCCGCGCACGATCGACCGCATGGGCTTGTACGGCGTCCTGTTCTGGACGCGCGGCAAGTCCCAGGCGGACCACTGGGCGGTGGCCCTGTGGTCACCCGAGGACGACGCTGAGGGCGGTGAGGGCGAGGCTGCTGAACCGGCCCCAAAAGCCCGGAGACGCTCGAAGAGTGGGCGGTTTACGGCATCGGAGTCCCCGACGCCGACGGCGTCTACCCCGACTACCGAGTCCCCCCAAGCCTGAGACCTGACACGACGCCCGAGGGCGAGGCGGCGCCGGTGACGTGGTTCCAGATCCTGGAGCACTGGGGTCTGGTGCTGCGCGACCTCGCGTCGATCTACCACCTGGACCTGACCGACCCGGCCACGCTCGATCGCCCCTGGCCGGGCGTACGGGACTACATCACCGGGCTGCTGGACGAGCCCACCTCACGGCTCTACCTGACCTTGAAGGGGTGATCCCGTGAGCCTGACCGTCGCGACGCTCGAAAGCCTGTTCACCGCCGACATCTCCAAGTTCGAGCAGGGTGCCAAGACTGTCGAGACCCGGCAGAAGGCGATCGACGGCAAGAAGACCACGGCCAAGATCGACGCCGACACCACCAAGGCGGAGAAGAACCTCGCTCGGCTGACGAGCGAGCTGGACGCGCTGCGGCAGTCGGACGTCACGCCCGAGGTGACTGCCGACATCGCCAAGGCGGAGGCGTCGCTGTCCCGGGTCGAGTCCGACCTGAGCGCGCTCCGCGGCGCCAAGGCCGAGATGGTAGTCACGGCGGACACGTCCAAGGCTGAGGGCGACCTCGACGGCCTCGCGGACAAGGCGGCCGACGCCGGGTCCGACGGCGGTGACCGGGCGGGCAAGAACCTCGGCGCCGGGATCCTCGCGGCGATCGCGACTATCCCCATCGCGGGCGCCGTCGTGGGCATCGGGCAGGCCATCGGGCAGTCGCTCCTGGAGGGCCTGGGCAACGAGGTGCGCGCCGACCGCCTCGCCGCATCCACGGGCCTGGACGCCGCCTCTGTGGCACGCCTGGGCACAGCTGCTGGCGAGGCGTACGCCTCCAACTTCGGTGACTCCATCGAGTCCAACATGGAGACCGCGCAGGCTGCGGTGCAGTCCGGCCTGCTCGACCCTAAGGCCACGGCACAGGACGCGCAGGCGATCATTGCGTCTCTGTCCGGCGTCGCCGACATCCTCGGCGAGGACATCCCGAACGTCTCCCGAGCCGCCGCGCAGATCCTCAAGACGGGCCTGGCGAAGGACGCCGCGGGTGCCTTCGACCTGATCGTCAAGGGGCAGCAGGCGGGCCTCAATGCCAGCGAGGACCTGCTCGACACGTTCAACGAGTACGGCACCCAGTTCCGCAAGCTCGGGCTTGAAGGCCCCCAGGCGCTGGGCCTCCTGTCACAGGCCGTAAAGGGCGGCGCCCGGGACACCGACGTCGCCGCCGACGCGCTCAAGGAGTTCGCGATCCGCGCGGTCGACGACTCCGAACTGACCGCCGAGGGCTTCGAGGCTGTTGGGCTGTCCGCTGAGGACATGTCGGCAAAGATCGCCAAGGGCGGGCCCGATGCGGCTGACGCCCTGGACCAGACCCTGGACGGGCTGCGCAAGATCAAGGACCCGGCCGATCGGTCCGCCGCCGCCGTCGCCCTGTTCGGCACGCAGGCCGAGGACATGGGCGACGCCCTGTTCAAGATGGACCTGTCCAGCGCCGTCAAGCAGCTCGGCGCGGTCGAGGGCGCGGCAGAGGCAGCGCTGAACACCCTGGGCGACAACACGGCAGGCAAGCTGGAGTCCGCCAAGCGGAACATCGAGGTCGCGGTTGACGGCATCCAGGGCGCGCTCGCTACGGCGTTTGCTCCCGAGATACAGGCCGGCGCCGACTGGGTCTCGCAGAACCGCGAGGCCGTCGTCTCGGCCCTCTTCGACATGGCTGAGGGCGCGCTCGAGTTCGGCGTCGCCATGGCCGAGAGCGCGGCCTCCGGAACCGAGGCGTTCGGCGACTTCGCGTCCACGTCGCTGCCCCCGGTGATTCAGGCGATCAACGCCGTCGTCCAGGGCTTGGGTCACATGGGCCTGGTCTCGGACGAGGCGGCGCAGCAGTTTGCCGACTTCACCAGGGACTCGGAAGAGAACCTTGCCGACTTCGACGAGTCGACGGAGAAGACCGCCGAGCAGATCCGTACCCGGCTGATCGACAACGCGCTGACGCCGGCACAGGACAAGCTCAAGGCGCTGCGCATCCCGGCCGAGGCCGCGGCTCGTCTGTCCGACACCACGGGCCGCCTGGCTACGCACATCGGCAACGTCGGGTATGCGGCGGACGGTTCCAAGATCTCGCTCAAGCTCCTGAACGGCGAGGTCGACACCGGCACCGCCGAGGGCAAGAAGCTGGATAACCAGCTGAACAACGTCCAGGTATCGCTCAAGAACCAGGTGGGCGCGGCGGCCGCTGCTGGTGAGAGCCAGAATCAGCTCCGTGGGCGTGTGAAGGATGCCCGCGGCGCCTTCATCGACCAGGTGAAGGCGATGGGCCTCACCGCGGGTGAGGCGAACCACCTCGCTGACCAGTACGGCCTGATCCCGAAGAAGGTCCTCACGAACGTGCGGGCTGACGGGTCACAGGCTAAGGCTGAGGCTCGTGCGGTTCGCGACGAGCTCGCGGCCCTCAAGGACCAGTCCGTCACGATCACGACGTTCCGCAAGGAAGTGATCGAGCGCGCGCAGATCAACGACGGCCGCAACCGGTCCGGTTTCTCGTCCGGTGGTTTCACGGGTTTGGGCGGGAAGTACGAGCCCGCCGGCCTGGTGCACAAGGGTGAGTGGGTCCTGCGGCAGGAGGCGACCAAGTCCATCGAGTCGGCAGCCCCAGGCCTCCTCTCCGCGCTGAATCAGCGCGGCGCCAAGGTCCTGGGCTTGGGCGGGTTCGCTGGCGGCGGCGCCGTCGGCTCGGCGCAGCGCGAGCTTGCCCAGCAGTTGCGGTTCCGCAAGGGCGCCGCCGCCCGGGTCCACAAGAACAGGGCGAACGACCGCAGGGACGACACGGCGCTGTCTGCGCGGGCGCTGCAGTCGGCCGAGGAGCGCCTGGCCGAGATCGACGAGCGGATCAGCACCCTGCGGTCCCGGATCGAGCGGCTGTCCGGTCAGCGCGCGGACGCGAGGCGGTCGCTGCGCCGCGGGGATATCCGTGACTCGGTCACGGGCGGTCTGTCGGGCGCACTCGGTGTCACGGACGATCTGCGGGACCTGGCCGGATCGGGTGACGTGTCCGCGGCCCGTCGCCGTCGCCTGAACCGGGTGGCGGGGAACGCGGAGAAGTCGCTTACTGGCCTGTACAAGAGGGCCGAGCAGATCGACAAGAAGATCGCTTCGGCGACGGACCGGTTCGAGAAGTGGAAGGGCATCGCCGACGGCATCTCGTCGTCGATCTCGGGCGCGTTCTCCCTGGGCGACGTGTCCGGCGGGGTCGACCCGTGGTCCGGGCAGGATAAGCAGGCCACGGGGTCGCTGCTGCTGGCGGCGTCGCTGGACTACCAGGCTAAGGCGCGCACCCTGGTGCTCAAGCTCAAGGCGTTGCAGAAGGCGGGCTACGGCGCGGCGATCCTGCGGGAGGTGGCGGGGCAGGGCGTCGAGGGTGGCGCGGCGATGGCGGACGCGCTGCTGCAGCTCTCGCCGGCGGATGTGAAGGCGTTGCAGGCGTCGCAGTCGGCGATCGACGCCTATGCGGCGAGCGCTGGCGTTACGGCCACGAACGGCAACCTGGCGTCGGCCCAGAAGGCGATGGATTCGTACGAGGCCCAGGCCAGGGTCATCGACAAGCGCATCGGCGGGTGGGCGAAGACCATGGGCCGCGAGCTCGCGCGGGCGCTGGGCATCAAGGCCCGAGCGTCCGGTGGCCCGACCATGGCCGGGCACGCGTACCTCGTCAACGAGGACACGCCGCGCTCGGAACTGTTCATCCCGCAGACCTCGGGATACGTGCTCAACAACCGACAGGCGACGAACGCCCTCGGCAACGGTGGCCCGTCGTACACCTTCAACATCACCAACGTGCACCCAGTCGCGGAGCCCGCGTCGGTCACGACCAATAGGGCGATGGCTACGGCCGCGTCGACCGGGAGGTTCTGATGGTCGAGGCGGACATCACGTGGTCGCTGTCCGGGGTGGACACGCGCCGGTGGAACGTCCAGGCGGGGAGCCTGTGGCGGCCACCGGTGGGTGTGCGTCTGACGCAGATCGACATCCCTGGCCGGCATGGCACGGTCGCGACCGGGCTGCCGGTGTTCGACGCCCCGCAGATCAACCTGGAGTTGCTGTGCAAGGCGGCGACCCAGGCGGCCCTGGAGGCGGCGTCGGTGGAACTGGTGGGGCTCCTGGCGGCGCCGGGCCTGCTCCTGGGCCGGTCTTCGGGCGGGACCGTCACGGACGCGTCGGCGCGGTTCATGTCGATGTCCCCGGGCCAGTTCTTCCCGGACGCCTCCGCCCGGTTCTCCGTGATCCTCGACGCCCCAGGTGTGTTTTTCCGGTCGACGTCGGTGGACTCCACACCAGAGATCGTGGTCTCGCCCGAGGTCGTGTCCCTGCCAGGTCTCGCCGTCGGCAACGCACCGGTCAGCGACGCGGTCCTCCGCATCCGCGGCGCCGGAACCTCGGTGTCCGTGGTCGACGGCGTGTCCGGCACGGGCATCTCGTGGTCTGGGACGGCGCTCACAGGCTCGGACTACCTGTACCTGCACGCTGACACGCTGACGGCCCGCCGCTCGACGTCGTCCATGGACTGGGCGTCGGGCGGCACGGACGTGTCCGGCGGTGTGTCCTACCCGGCGGCTGGCCCGTTGCAGCTCTGGCCGCGCATGGCCGCCCTGGACCCCGCCGCGCGTGCCGTAACCGTCACCGTCACGGGCTCGGGATTCGACGCCACCACGGCGCTGACGGTCCGCGCCCGACCCGCTTACCTCTGAGGGAGCCTCATGCTCGCTGCACGCCTGCGCGCCTACATCCCTGGTGGGGCCGCGCTCCAGCAGATGCCCCAGCCGTTGCAGTGGTCGGCCATGGTCGCCCGCAACGACGTCGGCAGCCTGACCCTGACCTACTCCTCGGTCGCGGCCGGTGGCGAGGTCGTCGAGCGCGCTCTGACCGACGGCGTGGAGATCGCGCTGGAGGTCACGGACGGCGAGGTGGATGCGTTCGGCGTCACCGTGTGGACCGAGCCGCGCGGGTGCCGGTTCGTGATGATCGAGCGCGGTCGTGACATAGCCGACCCGACCAAGAGCGTAAGCCTGACGCTGCCGTCGTACGCGTGGCTGCTGTCCAAGGCCAGGAACTACACGACGGACGTCTACCCGCCCGAGCACGCGCAGGCTGGCAAGCGCGGGTGGGTCGACCCGACGGCGGGCGAGATCCTGGCCGACCTGCTCACGGAGAACACGGCACGCGGCGGGTATGCGGCGCAGGTGGCCCCGGTGTTCGACGCGGTCGACGACGCCGCCAGCGACGCGTGGCCGACTATCCCGTCCCAGGCGTTCGACCTGGGCACGGACTACGCGTCGATCCTGGACTCTCTGACGGCCGCTGGCGCCCTGGACTGGCAGACGCAGGCCCGCGGCCTGTACGCCTGGCTGCCGGACTCCACAGCCCTGTCCCCGGACCTGTCCACGGGTGACGCGCCGCTGACCCTGCGGCCCAAGCACGTCGCGGCGATGCCCACGAGCGAGTCGATCGCGGAGATGGTCGGGCGCATGTACGTCCGCACCGACGCCGGTGGTGTCGCCGTCGCCGAGGACCCGGCCGTGGTCGGGCCGTGGGGCACGCCCGAAGGCTTCCTCCAGGTCGGCTCCGTGGCCGACGAGTCCGCCGCCGTCGCCGTCGGGGAGGCCGAGCTCGAGCGCGTCGGCAAGGTCCGTGGGCAGTACACGCGCGACCTCGTCCTGACCGACGACGCACCCGCCCCGCTGCTCGACTACTGGCCCGGCTGCTGGATCAAGGCTCCCGGTGCCGGCGGCGCGTCCGAGCGCCTGCGTGTGCAGTCGGTGACGCTCACGAAGGACGCGAACGGGCTCGGCGGCTCGGCGGTCCTGAATGACCGGATCGTGGCCGACGACGAACGCCGCGCCCGCAACCTCTCGGCGCTGGCCGGTGGCGGCAACATCTCCGCCGGTGGCCCGCCGGCCCCGATCGCCGTGGACCCCGAGGCGTCCCGCGTGCCATCCACCCCGACGGGCCTGGACGCGACGGCGGCCCTGACGTTCACCGGCCCGACGCCGCGCGGTGTCGTCACCGCGACGTGGGACGTGGTGACCACAGCTACGGACACGGGCGCGCTGACGATCAGCGGCTACGAACTCCAGTGGCGCATCGGTGCGGGCGCGTGGCAGACGATCCCCACGCCGGAACTGTCAGCCCAGATCGCGGACCAGACCCCCGGCGACTCGATCGACACGCGGGTCCGCGCCGTCGGTGCGCGCACGACCCTGCCCTCGGCATGGTCGGCCACCGACACGGTGGTGGTGCCGGGCGACGTGACGGCACCGTCGACACCGACCGGCCTCACGGTGACGTCCGCGCTGATGATCGTGTCAGCGACGTGGGCGGGCACACCAACAATGCCAGCCGACTTCGCGCGGGTTGAGGTCTACGCGGACACGACGGCCGCCCCCACGACGCTGCGCGGCACACTCGCCCGAGCCGGGACGCTGCAAATCACAGCGCAGACGCTCGGTGCACCGATCGGGGACACCGTCTACGTGCGCCTCCGTGCCTTCGACACCACGGGCAACGCATCGGCCTACACGGCTGACGTGTCTGTGGTGGTAGTCGGTGTCGACGGGCCGGACCTCGAAGCCGACAGCGTCACGGCGAACACCATCGCCGTGGGCGCGCTGGACGGCTTCCTCATCACCGGCTCAACCGTCCGCACGTCGGCGACGAACCCGCGCGTGGAGATGGACAACACCGGCCTGTACGCCTACGACTCGGGCGGCACCGCGACCGTGTCGATCGTCGGCGGCACCGCGTCCATCACGGGCGGCACGATCACGGGGGCGACGGTTCGCACGGCCGCGTCCGGTGACCGCCTGGAGATGACGACCGCTGGGCTGACCGCCTGGCAGTCGGGCGCGGAGGCCGTCGAGTTCCTCCCGGGCGGGGTGTACGTGCGTGATGGTGGCGAGTTCGTCACTGAGTGGGCCAGCGGCAACGAGGCCGTCTACATCGGCTCGCTCCCTCCTGACGGTGGGCCGCCCATCCGCGGTGTGCGGATGCGCAACCCCGACGGCGTTCTCCTCTTCTCCCTGGAGTCCCAGGACGACAGCGCCTGGGACGCCCTGAACCTGAGCAGCCTCAACCGAGTGCAGATCGGCGCTGCGACGGTTCAGGTCATCACCAATGACGAGGTCTCGCTGATCACAGCAGGTGGCACGGGGGACTACACAGGATCCCTCCTGCTGAACGCGAGCGGCGCGCACTTGCGAGGGGGCGTCGCCACCGACGCCGAGATCACGGTCGACTCGACGAGCATCGTCGAGGAGTACGCGAGCAGCTGGCGCGTTCTCCCCTCCGGTACGCCGACCTGGGCGGGCGGCCCGGGCAGCGGGACGATCGCGATCCTCGCGAACAACTCGGGCGTCAGCCTCGCCTACCAGTCGACGACCTCCTCCGCGAACCTGTTCCTTACCACCGCGGGCACCGTGCAGCGCTCGACATCCTCGCTGCGGTACAAGCGGGACGTCGAGGACCTCGACGTCACCGTGGCGCAGGTGCTCGCACTGCGGCCGGTCACCTGGCGCGATCGGGTCGAGGTCGAGACCGACCCCGACACCGAGCACCGGATTCCCGGATTCATCGCCGAAGAGGTGCACGCCCTGGGCCTGACCCAGTTCGTCGTCTACGACGAGGAAGGCCGCCCCGACGCACTGCAGTCCGACCGCATCTCCGCCGCGCAGCAGCTCGTACTCGTCGACCACGAAGCGCGCCTGACTGACGCGCTCACCCGACTCGCAGCCCTGGAGACCCCGTGACCGACCAGCCCCAAGCCCAGATCCAGCTCGACGCGCGCGACATCCTGACCGTCCTGCAGCGAACCCACCCCGAGGCCGTGCAGTCCGCGATCTGGCAGGTCCGCGCCGAGCAGGCCGAGGCGCGCGTCGCCGAGCTGGAGGCCGCGCAGCAGTCGACCTCCCAGGACGCCTGATCCCCATCCCGAGAGGGGCTCCCGCGTGGACCCGACGCTCCTCGGCACAGGCGGCATTGCGATCTTCGCAGCCGCCATCATCGGGTACCTGCTCCGGCAGAACTACGCCGACCGCCGCCAGTACCAGCAGCACATCGACGAGGTGGAGAAGCGCACCGCAGCGGCGATCGCATCCGCCAAGGCCGCGAACGACGTCGAGATCGCCCGACTGAACGCCAAGGTCGACTCGCTCAGCACGCTCTACGAGGGCGAGCGGCATGCGCGATGGGCAGCCGAGGACAAGGCGGCCGAGTACAAGCGGCTGTACGAGCACGGCGCCCCCAAGGAGGCATGACGTGACCGAAGTAGAACGGGCCGAGCAGGTCTCCCGCGAACCGCGCCGCCGATTCAAGCAGAACATTGCCCTGGTCGCGGCGGTCCTGGTAGCCCTGGGGCTGTTCCTCGTGCTGTGGCACGAGACGCAGACGCGCGCCGAGTCGGGCGTCTCCCTGGCCGAGCAGGTGCAGGAGAGGTGCGCGTCGAGAGGCTCGCTCGTTGTCGCGGACCGAGACCTATGCAAGCAGGCTGACGACGTCGTCCAGGGCATCCCCGTCGCCGGGCCTGCGGGCCCCGGTGGACCGCCAGGACCGCAGGGCGAGCGCGGGTTCACGGGGGCCCAGGGCATCCAGGGCCGCACTGGCCCGCCCGGGGAGACCGGGCCTCGCGGTCCCATAGGGGCCACCGGCGAGCCCGGGGCGCGAGGGGCCGCTGGAGAGGCTGGGACCGCCGGCGACGACGGCGCACCCGGCACGGCTGGGCCTCAGGGAGAGACCGGTCAGCAGGGCGCCCAGGGCCCACCTGGGGCTACGGGTGCCAAGGGTGACACGGGTGCCACGGGTGCCCAAGGTCGCGGCATCGCCAAGGTCGAGTGCCACTCCACGGGCGACTGGATCATCACCTACACCGACGGCACGGCAGGCACCACGCCGGGCCCGTGCCGCGTAGTGCAGCCCACACCCACCCCGACGCCCACCGCGTCCACGACGAAGGGCTGATGCGCCATGACCTACTCGCCACTGACCGACGAGAAGATGCCGCCCACCGGCCGCTACCAGGGCAACGTGAAGTGGTCGGCCCGGCCCGTCGGCGTCCGGATCAACGGCCTCAACGTGCACCACTGGGCCGGCACGAACATGAGCGGCCTGGACCGGCTCGTCAAGTCGAGCGACCCGGCGTCGGCGAACTATCTCATCCTCAACGACGGGCGACTGATCGGATCCGTCCCTGAGGAGTTCCGCGCGTGGACCACCTCGGCGTACGCGAACGACGACGACAAGATCACCGTCGAGATCCAGAACGAGACCGGCGCCCCGTCGTGGCGCATCTCGGCCGCTGCCATGGCGACACTGATCCGGCTCTACGCCGACCTCGCGCGCCGGTACAGGTTCGCTCCGACCCGCGCGAACCTCCGGGGCCACAAGGAGTACGGCATCGCCACGGCGTGCCCCGGCCCCTACCTGCTCCCCCGCCTTGACGAAGTGGCACGAAAGGCCGCCGCTCTGGGCACCACCACCGACCTCCCGGAGGAACCCGACATGGACACCACCCAGGCCAAGCAGCTCAGCGAGTCCCGCGCGATCCTCGGCGAGATCAAGGCCCTGCTCGGCGGCCGAGTGAAGGCCGAGGGCACCACGGATGGGATCCTGCACGACACCGCGCACGAGTGGGAGATCAAGATCCTGCGGCGCGTGGAGGCCAACCAGATCGCCCAGAAGGCCATCCCCGTCGACGTCGAGGTCACCGGTACCGACGTCGCCGAGGCCCTGCTGGAGATGCTCCCCAAGGCGACGGCCACCGCCGTCGTCGACGCCATGCACGCCCGACTCGCCAAGTAGGAGAGACCATGTCTGTCGCCGCACGATTCAAGATCGACCGCGTCACGCGCCCCAACGCCGAGGGCGTGTACGTCCAGCTCTCCGCGGCCATCGACGGAGGCAACGAGGACTGGGCGAAGTACACCCCGGCCGGCCAGATCACCATGAGCGTCAACGGGCCCGCGTCCGCCTGGTTCGAGGAGCGTCTCGGCCAGGTTCTCGCGCTCACCTTCGACGACGCACCCACCGGCAAGGAGGACTGACCCATGACCCACCTCGAGCCCACGCCCGAGCCCGTCGCCATCGTCTCGTCG